GAAGCAGCAATGGGTACTGTGATTGGTAAAGCGATTGAAGCAAACGCAGATGGCGAAGGCGTCATAGAAGTTCTAGCACTAATGATGTAATCAACAACGCATATAAAAGATAGCACCTTAGGGTGCTATTTTTTTGAGTGATGTGGTAGATAAATACACATACTATAAAGGATTACACGAATGGCATTTACAAGACCAAAAGCCTCCCAGATTAACTTTGATGTAACCAATATTTCTGATACACTTATACGCTTAAATAGTGGTCAGACAGGAAGTGCAGACAAAGACGTTGGACTGGTTATTGAACGTGGCAGTGATACAAATGCTGCTTTTTTGTATGACGAAAGTGCAGACCAGTTTGTATTAGTAAATACCACAGAAGATGGAACCACAAGCGGTAATGTAACTATAGCAAGTTATGCTGGGCTACGGACAAATGCTATTGTATATGGCAGTCTTAATGATGGGACTACAACACTAACATCAACAGTTGCAGAACTAAATAACCTAGATGGTGTCACAGGCATTTCACTGGGCAGTGCTAATGAACTGGTTATTGTTGATAGCGATGGTACAGGCTTCACAAGTAGTAGCACACTAAGCATTGATACCGGCAACAACTATATTGGTATAAATCAAAGTTCACCCGAAGTAACACTGCATATGACAGGCGATGGTGCACAGACTGCACAGATTCGCATGGAGCAACACAACGATACAGCAGATGCTCCAGATGTAAGAACACGCAGAAGTAGAGGCACAGCCGCAAGTCCAAGTAACCTCAATGCAGGCGATTATCTGTTTCGAATCAATGCAGAAGCATACGAAAGTGGAACTTATAACACAAAAGGCAGTATTCAACTTGACACAAGTTCAGCTGATGTCAGCAAAGGTGTAATACAGTTTCAAACACACGACGGAACAAGCCTAGCAACTAGATTACAAATACTAGACAGTGGTGCTGTTAGATTTAACAGTGCTTATACATTCCCAACAGCAGATGGCAGTGCAAACCAAATATTAACCACTAATGGTAGTGGAGTATTGAGTTTTGCAAGTCCTGCTAGTAGTAGTTTTACACTTGCTGCTGATAGCGGTACAAGTGATTCATTCAGTACTGGCGGAACATTAACTTTTGATGGCGGCACAGGTATTGATACAACTGTAAGCAATGATCAAATAAGCATTGCTATCGACAGCACAGTCGCTACACTTACCGGCAGTCAGACACTAACAAACAAAACACTAACAAGTCCAAATATAAACGAGGCGGTTGCATTAACTAGTACTGCAACTGAACTAAATCTACTGGATGGCGCAAGTGCTGGTACAGTAACAGCAAGCAAGGCTGTTATCTATGACAGCGATGGCGGCATTGTTGCAGGCGGCGATATTAATCTTAACGATGCAGATGATCAAATAATTCACGGTGATGCAAGTTATAAACAAAAGCAATATGTGCTATACGGCACAACTACAAATGGATCAGAAACAGAAATCTTTATTGGCGGCACTAGTAACAGTCGCATACCAGTAGCAACAGACACAACAGTATTTTACGAGTGTGACATTGCAGCAAGACGCACAGATGCAACAGGTGAAAGTGGTGGCTGGCACTTAAAAGCAGTTGTTGATAACTTCAGCGGCACTGTTGCTGACGTAGGCAACGTGTATGAAGTTCAAGTTGCATCTGATGATGAAAACTTTGAAGTGGATGTAGCGGCTGACAATTCAAACAATGCAATAGCAGTAAAAGTTACAGGTGCAGGCGGTAAGACAATTCGTTGGGTAGCAATAGTGAGAACATTTGAGGTAACAGAATAATGGCAAGACGCGAACGAAGTTTCTTTTTTAACAACAAAACTGGTGCACTAAAATCCAAAGGTAAAACCATTATCGCTGCCACAGCAGATAATGTGCTTGAACTACGTGGCGGCAATAGTGGGCAACAAGTTGGTCTTATTGCTGTAGGAGATGATAACAATATTGATATTGCGATCACGCCCAAGGGCAACGGTGAAGTTAATATTGCAGCAGGAAACCTAAACTACGCCGGAACTGCAATAACTGCTACAGGTGCAGAACTTAACTTTGTAGATGGTGTAACTAGTAATATTCAAACACAGTTAGATGCTAAAACAAATAACACTGGCACAGTGACCAGTGTTGCTGGCACTGGCACAGTAAACGGACTTACACTTAGTGGCACAGTAACTAGCAGTGGAAGTTTAACTCTTGGTGGTACATTAAGTATAACTGAAAGTCAAATCAGCGATTTAGGTACTTACTTAACTGCAAGTGATATTACTGGGAAACTAAATCTAAGCGGTGGAACCATGTCTGGTGCTATTGCGATGGGCACTAATAAGATTACTGGAATGGGCGATCCTACTTCAGCACAAGATGCCGCAACTAAGGCATATGTAGACAGTAATGTTAGTAGTGCTGCAAACGATGCTACTATTACAATCACTGCAAGCACTGGTCTTAGCGGTAGTGCATCCTTTACTACAGACCAAAGTTCAGACGAGACTATTACACTAGCTATAGACAGTACAGTCGCAACACTTACTGGTGCACAAACACTTACAAATAAAACACTGACAAGTCCAACTATTGAAACAATAAACAGTGATCTTACTGTAACAGGTAACTTAACAGTAAGTGGAACAACAACTACAATATCAACAACAAATAGTACAGTAGCAGACAGTCTTATTGAACTAAACACTGGCGCAAGCAGTAACGCAAATGACTTGGGTATTGTTATGGAACGTGGTAGCACTGGTGACAATGCTATCTTTATATGGGATGAAAGTGCTGATAAGTTTGTAGTAGGCACTACAACTGCAACTGGAGCAAGTACAGGCAACTTATCTGTTACCACAGGCACTCTTGTTGCAAATATTGAAGGTAATGTAACAGGTAACGTAACAGGCGATGTAACTGGTAATGCTGACACTGCAACTGCTCTTGCAACAGCAAGAAACATTGCTGGTCAAAGTTTTGACGGCTCCTCGGCTATTACTATTGCAAGCACAGATTTAAGCGATACAAGTTCTATCACACTTAATGCTGCAACGCAAACTTTAACAAATAAAACTTTGGGTGCTACTACTATTGCAGGGCATATTGTTCCTGATACTGATGATGCATACGATTTAGGATCTTCTAGTTTAAAGTTTAAAGACTTGTATCTCAGCGGATCAAGTCTTTTCTTGGAAGCATTTTCATTACAAACACATGCTAGTGGTATTACGTTTAACCATAGTTCAAACACTACGCTACTTCCTGTAGGCGGAGGAAGTCATACACTAGCAACTCTTACTGCTACACAAACACTTACAAATAAAACACTTACAACCCCAACAATAAATGGATTCAGTGGCACAGGAAATGGCACAGTAACAGGAAACTTAACTGTAACAAGTAATGTAAATGCCGATAACTTTACTACTGAAGGATTGAAGATAGTTGACAACAACATTCAATCTACTAGAAGTAACGATCATATTAACCTTGTGCCAAACGGTACAGGCAGTGTACAAATTAACGGCAGTGTATGGCCCACAGGACTAGGCACAGATGGTTATGTGCTTACTACAGATGGCGCAGGCACACTTACATGGGCTGCAGCAAGCGGCGGCGGGCAAACTGCTGGTCATACTATTCAAAATGCAGGATCAAACTTAACAGCAAGAGCTGGTCTTAACTTTGATGGTACATACTTAATCGCAACAGATGATAGTGGAAATAGTCAAACTGATGTTACAGTCAGCAGTGCATTGCAAACAGTTGCAGGCATTACATTCCCTAGCGGAGCAGTGATTGGCTCAAGCGATACACAAACATTAACAAACAAAACAATAGATAGTGCAAGTAACACACTTACACTAGATTTAAGTGAAGGCACACTTACAGGCACTACAGCAGAGTTTAACACTGCACTTAGTGATGATAGTTTTGTTACACTTACAAATACTGTAACACTTACAAATAAAACTCTAACAAGTCCTACTATAACTGGTGCAAGTTTGACATCCCCAACAGTGACTACCGCTGTAACACTAAACGCACAAGCAGATTTACGCTTTGCAGATAGTGATAGCAGTCATTATGTAGGTTTTAAAGCACCTGCTACAGTAACAGCAAACAATATTTGGACTTTACCAGCAGAAGATGGTTCTAACACACAGGTACTAACTACCGATGGTAGTGGCACACTTAGTTGGACTGACGGCGGCGGAGGCGGCGGTGCAAGCACACTAGGTGGTCTAAATGATGTGACAGTATCAAGTATAGCAGTAAACGACTTGATAGTTTATACTGGAAGCGGTTTTGAAAATAAAGCAAAACATGAAGTTGTACCAACTGTAAACTTTACAAAAAGAGACGGTACAGCAGTTCTTATTGAACTTACAAATGCTTATGATACTACTACAATACTAGGATATATGAATGACAGAGTTTCTCAAAAATACCGCATGGCATTTACAGACAGTAGCGGTACTAGTCATACTACACTGCAAACTGGACTAGATAGCGTTCCTGAATTATCAAATGCTAGAAATATCGGCGGCGTATCATTTAACGGAAGTGTTGATATAGATTTGCCTGGTGTTAACACTGCTGGTAATCAAGATACAAGTGGCACAGCAGCCATTGGAACTTCAGTAACAGTTACCGCAAATAACACAGCAAACGAAACAGTATACCTTACATTTGTAGATGGCGCTACTGGTACACAAGGTATTGAAACAGATACAGGATTAACATACAATCCTAGCACAGGAAATCTTGGTGCATCAATATTTACTGGTACAGCGACATCAGCACAGTATGCTGACTTGGCTGAGATGTATGCTACAGATGAAAAAATAAGTGCAGGCACTGTAGTAATGTTTGCTGGAGCAGGCAAAGTAAAGCCTTGCAATGATGAGAACTGTAGACGAGTAGCAGGTATTGTTAGTACAGATCCTGCATATCTAATGAATAGCGCATGTGAAGGCGTGCCACTTGCTATAAGTGGTCGAGTACCTTGCAGAGTAATAGGCCCTGTTGAAGCAGGTGACTTAATGGTAAGTGCTGGAAATGGAATGGCAATGACTAACAATGATGCAAAGTCTGGAACAATCATTGGTAAAGCAATTGAAGAAAATGTTAATGGCGAAGGCATCATTGAAATACTAGCAATGATGATGTAACACTTGATAAATATACTAAAGACAGGATAGTTTAAATGGCAGCAAAAACACCGATTAAAGCAACCTTTAGTGGTAGCGATGTAACTGGACTAGCAGAATATACCTCATCGGATTTTATTGAAGTCGCTGACGGTGGTACTGGTGTAGTCACACTTACTAGCGGCGGTGTTCTTGTTGGCGCTGGTACAGGTGCAGTAACTACTAACAAAGCCGCTCCTAGCGGAGATTTTGTTGGTACTAGCGATACACAAACGCTGACAAACAAAACACTGACTACTCCAACATTGACTACTCCGTTGGCAAATGCAGGATTACAACTAAAAAACGGTGCTACCAGTGCTGGCTTTATTGAGTTTTTTGAAGATAGTGATAACGGCACTAACAAGGCTACATTAATAGGTCCTGCAAGTACTGCTGACGTTACAATCACATTACCTGCCGCAACAGATACACTAGTTGGTAAAGCAACTACAGATACACTAACAAACAAGACACTTACATCTCCAACAATAACAGAACCAGAAGTTAGTACTACGCTGGACATGAATGCCCAAGCAAGCACACGTTATTATGACAGTGATAGCAGTAACTTTGTAGCATTTAAGGCGCCAGCTACAGTGGCTACTAGCTTTACTATGTCATGGCCCGATGCAGATGGTGCTAGTGGACATGTTATGACCACAGACGGTGCAGGTAATCTAAGTTTTGCAGCCGGCGGTGGCGGAGGTAGTAGTTCTGGGTACAATAACAGTACCATTAGTACTATTCCAGGTAAAAACGGTAACTTTGATTTAAGTTATAATGTGGCACAAACAGTGCAAGAAACACCATTCGACAGCGGAGCAACAGATCCATTTGGAGTTAACTTGGGCAGTGTGTTTTCAATGATGGATCCAGTTGGTACAATTGAAGACAATAGCGGCGATGGTTTAGATCTAGGTGCATTTACATAATAAATATAGGATATAGCAGGAGCAAAAGATGCCTACAGTATTACAGTTTCGTAGAGGAACAGCAGCACAAAACAATGCGTTTACCGGCGCAGCAGGTGAACTTAGTATCAACACTGATGTTGATAGTATTCGAATCCATGATGGATCGACAGCAGGCGGCTTTGAAACAAACGCTAAAGAGGCAACATACGCGGACGTGGCAGAACGATATCAAGCAGATGCCGAATATGATCCAGGCACACTATTAGTATTTGGCGGCGAACAAGAAGTCACAGAATCAACAACAGCAATCAGTAAACGTATTTCTGGGATTGTAACAACTGATCCATACTGTGTGATGAATAGTCCAAAAGACCGTAGAGATGATCCAACCTTTCCTGCAATGGCTCTCTTAGGTCGTGTACCTGCTAAAGTAGTAGGCGAAGTACAAAAAGGTGATTTAATGGTATCTAGTGATACTGCCGGTCATGCTTGTGCATGGACTGAAGAAGGTTCACCACCTGCTGGCAGTATTGTTGGTAAAGCAGTTGAGGACAAAACTGGTGCAGAAGCCGGTGTTATTGAGGTAGCAGTAGGAATCAACTAACATGCCCCAGGGTCGGTTTTATACCGCAGACTACTTGGGAGAGATGGTTAGCGCAAATACTAGTTGGAAAGATAGAAAAGACCCAAGTACAATGACTTGGGTTGAAAAAACTATCTTCAACGAAGATCATGATAACATTGCACATGTTATTGGCAACAGTAAAAGGCGTCTCTGGCTTGATTTAAACTTACTTAAAGGACAAACAGGCGGTAAAAAAGTTCGCAGTGTAGGGCAAACTTACGGTTGTAACTTACTTTATAAAGACTTTAATCCTACGTTTCTTGTTTGTACAAACAAAAATATTTGCGATGAGCTTGCAAATCAGAGATACGGCGATGACAACATTGTATTCTCAAACGTAAAAAATATTTTACAACATCCTGGACATTTTCATTTATATCCTCAACTTTACAGTGCAAGTGCAGGTAATCTAGCACTTACTCTAGCATGTGCAGACGGTCATAAAACAGTGTACATGATTGGTATGGATACTTATTCTCAGCCTGACGACAATGTATATACAGAGGATTACGGTCTTGCAGATGTGCAAGGTGCAAACAACAAGTTTATCTCTGAGAACTGTAAGACGTTTTTAACTTATAGTGATGTACAGTTTTACTATGTCAGTGACAAAGCAACTATAATGCCAGAACAATACAACTGGTGTCCTAACGTAAAAAAACTAGAATGGATGCAGTATGTAAGCCTAGCAAGCCTGGGTGCTATTGCACATTAAATCTTCAATAGTTTTTATTTTACTAACAATCTCATCAATCTGAAAAGTAGTAAACACGCCTGGATGCAGTGGCTTGGGCCAGGCATCTAGTTTACTCCAAGCATAACCTTTATGTTCGTGATTAAGTGTAGGTAAAAACTCTTCTTCTACAACACAAACATATGAACTGTAAGTAAAGTTATTTTTCTTATTAGTAAACTTTTCTACTGGGATAGTTTTAAGCACAAGAGGCATAAAGCCTATTTCTTCAACTATTTCTCGTTGTAGTGCAGTGTACTCTGTTTCGCCTTGTTCTGTTTTTCCACCAACAAAAGCCCATGTGCTATCGTGTTTTGCACCATTGCGTAGTACAAACAAGTAACGTTTAGTTGATTTACTGAAGAATAATGCTCCAACACTAGCGTTAAATGACGATACTCCAGTCGCCTGCTCGATATTCGCCTTCATAACTCTTAACCCATTCCGTGCCGTTGTACTTGTATTGAAGTCCTGTATGACTATTTGTCATATAGTGTACACCCTCTTCTGCACTACTGTCAAATGCAACTTGCCAGTTGACACCATTATACTCAATAATATCATTTGCACCTGCTACTAAATCACCCCATGCATCTGGCCCATCACTGTTATCTGCATCTCCTATTGCGTTAAGAATGAGATATCTTTGCCCAGTTGCTGCTGTTGGTAAATGTGTGCCCGGACTTGACCTTAATGGGTTTATGATTTTGTTTACTGCACCTATATCATTTGTAGGGATAGTATCTTGTTGTACAGTCCATAAAAGTTTGTGTGCATCGCTAGGATGAAATGCAATAGTTCCAACAATCTCTGCAGCACCACCTGTCTCTAAACGTATCTGACTAATACCACTTTGCATCTCACCATATTGATTAATAAGAGCTGCCCAACTTACATCGTCGTCTCCTATTTTCGTCGGTGGATCGTTTAGAGGTGTGTAGTCTACTTTATTAGTTGTTGTTTCGTTACGATCTAGTATTTGCACTGTATTGCCCAGTACAATAATACCAAAGTTCATAGGAGTAAACTTCATGCGTTCTCCCATTAGTATTTGTCCGTCAATCACCCCATCGGCAATGCCGCCTTGATCGTCATATATGCTTGCAACAATCTTGTTAATGACACCAAGTTTTTTAACTTTTGCTGGCGCAGTTAAAAAGATTGGCACAGTAAACTGTAGTGTTGCAATATCTATTTGTTCATCTACTCCTTGCGGAACACTTCTGCTACTGAACTGCACATTCTGTAGTTCTATGTAACTTAGACTGGTCCAGTCTAAATAGTTGTCTGTGCTTTGTATTTCCAATGCCGGATTGAAAAGCACTAGTATCTGTTCCATTAGTTGTAGTTTTTGATTTGTATTACTGGTCCAAACATCTACACTCATTTGCAGTGTATACGGAACAGGCATCATGCGTTCAATAGTAAATGCATTACCTTGCTGTGTGTTATATTCATTTGTGTTTGGATCAAACTTGCGCATACGGATATGCTTTTTATCAACAAACGTTGGATCCTGTCTGCGCTCTGGATTATATTCTAATCCAGTTATATAACAACTAATCATTGGTGTTGGTATAATCTTGTTTTCACTGTTCTCACGAATAATACTGCTTACCATACGAGTACTATCGCCATACTTTACAGGTACTGTAAGCAGTGTAGTATTGCCGTCTCTGTCTTTGCCGTATTCTACTTGAAAGTTACTAAATGCTCGTACGAACTGTAATAGAAAACGTCTTATTTGTTCATCGTAAAAAAACTGTTGCGGCATTAGTCTTCCCTAGGTTTCAGTGCGTCACTAAGCGACTGTCTACTATTAGCAGTAGTATTATCATCTGCTGTAAACGTGCTAGTGTTGTTGATAAATCCGTCTCTTAGTGTGTTGCCTGTTCCTGGTGTCATTCCTAAACGTACATCATCTTCTACTTTAATCCAACGAGATCCACTGTATCTAAATAGTCTGTTTGGTAAAAAGTCTACACGAAGTACAAAATCACCTTCTTGTGAATTGCTAGGAAAACTAGTGCCCATACTAATCGGTTCGCCATTAGGAGCAAGCCCATCGCCTATGAGATACCCGCTGTAAGCACTACTGTTTTGCGGAGTAATACGTCTAGAATCTGCACTTGAATCAATATTATCAGCATTCATATCAGAGTCATCTGCATTAACACCCTTGGGTTCTAATGGTCTACCAGTTACTGGATCTGTAGGAACTATATAGTATTGGCTCGTGTCATATCCACTTTCTGGAACTTCTGCTTCTGCTGCTTGTACTACTTTGTTAGAAATATCAAGTTCTTTTTGGTATGTACTCAGCAAGTCTCTCAGCGAAGTTTCAGTTACATCACCGTCACTGTTTTCTTGCATTATATTAAGAATATCGTTGTATTCTTGTGCGTCTGTTAGTGGTGTACACTTAACACGCCATAGATGACTCCACCAACTTGGTGAAAATCCTTCACTAGGACGACTGCCTTCTTGTACTACATAGTAGCGTTTGAGACTAAGTTCTACACTTTCATCCAATGCGCTAAAGTCTGTAAGGTGTGGCAATTCAATAACATCGCCTGCCATAAGTTTGCGACCCAAGTTGTTTAGCATGTCATTCTCATGGAATGTAATAAACAATGTATCGTTCGCTAAGAACAAACCAAACTGGCTAAGATCAAAATCAGTGTCGCTTACACTGTATATGCCACGCAAACTGTAAATATCTTGGTCATAAATTCTGTCTCTATTTTCTAAAAATAGAAAATCTTGTATTCCGAGTGGATCTGGTTCTTGATAGTTAGGCTGACTTGGGTCATTACCACCTTGGCTTGCTACGCCAAGATACTTATGTACATTGATTCCTGTGCCACCTATTGTGAACATTTCTTTCATACGACGGTCAAAGAACCTGTAATCGTTGGTATGTGCGCCGTCTTTCCATAAACTAATTCTTGGCAAAGTAGTAACTCCATCTGGTAATGTATTTATCTATCAAAAAAAGGTTGACAGTGTAGTAGATTATGTTACTATGTATAGTAAGTTGAAGTTGAGGAGAGATAACATTATGGTTAGTAACGCAAAATTTAAAGACTTCGTTGTAGCACTTAGCGCAGAAGATCAGCAAACAGTTGTTGATAGACAGTTGCGTTTGCTTCCTGCGTTTATAATGCAAGAAGTTGCTACTACTAATAACGCTAAAGTTATTCGTAAGTTAGAGAGCCGTTTGAAGCAGGTTCGCTTAATGTTGTCCTCTATTGTTGCTAACGGCAAGGTTGTATAAAGTATGAACGAAATCCTAAACGATATTGAAGACTTGGAAGCAGTTGTAGACGCAGCTAAAAACGGTTGCGGTACTATTAGAACTGTGCAAATGTTAGATAAACTTATTCAAGATAAAAAACTTGAGGTAAGTAAGTTCGAAGAATATATGTTAAAGGAGGTCAATACCGGTGGCAGTTCGTAAGAAAAAAAGAGCACCAGCAAGACGTAAGACTGGGGTAGGTGTAAGTTTAGATTGGGCCGATAGTCTAAATCTTGCAGGAAACGTATATCATAGTAAACAACGTGCAGCACAGGATGCATTGTACTTTGAAGCAAAAGCATCTGAACTTGTTCCATTTTTATTCACTTGGATGAAGAAGAATGATTACACTGCTGATGATATAAAATGTGCAAAAGCTGCACCTAGTACAAACGTTGTACCTTGTATAGTAGCAAAACTATTGTTGGATGGCATGCCTGACTTTCATCCAATGCGCTAAAGTCTGTAAGGTGTGGCAATTCAATAACATCGCCTGCCATAAGTTTGCGACCCAAGTTGTTTAGCATGTCATTCTCATGGAAT